GGTTCAAGGGATTGGAAGTGCCCCGGCGACACTTGACGACCCGAACATTTCAATGGAAGAATGGGCAAGACTTCGCAATGAGCAAGCTATGGCTCGTCGCAAAAGGTAGGCGAGGACACCTTCAACGTCCTCCCCTTGCTGATCGCAGGGTAAGCGATCTGGGTTGCCTGTCAAGAGACGGTCGCAGGCTCCGTCAGATGAACAAAGGACTCCCTTTGTATTTTGACAATATAACTGCGCCTTGGCGCGTAACCCAGAGGACTTAAAGATGTCGAACTCAATTTTAACAATTAACATGATTACCCGTGAGGCCGTGCGCCTCTGGGTAAACACCAACTCCTTCCTGCAGCACATCGATACGCAGTATGACGATCAGTTTGCTGTGACCGGCGCGAAAATCGGTCAGAGCCTGCGCATCCGTCTGCCTAACGATTACACGGTCCGAACCGGCCCTGTAGCGCAGATCCAAGATACGGCGGAAACCAGCACCACGCTGACCCTCGCCACCCAAAAAGGCGTTGACGTTTCGTTTAACAGCGTTGAACGCACGATGAGCTTGGACGACTATTCCAAGCGAATTCTTGCTCCAGCTGTAAACAACCTCGTCGGCGCTGTCGCTGCAGACGTGATGTCAGGCGCTGAGCCAGGTGTTTCCAACCTTGTTGGTAACTTTGACGCTGCTGGTAACTTGTTAAAGCCAACGCTGGATACATGGTTGCAGGCAAAAGCACTGTTGAGCTTACGTTCGGCTCCTACGGACTCCCGTAAGTTCATCCTCGATCCTATCACGATGGCTCGCACGGTCCAGAACCTTTCTGGCCTTCTCAATCCCGCTACCGAGATCTCTGAGCAGTATCGCAAAGGTGAAGTTTATAACGCGATTGGCTTCGACTGGTTCGAAGACCAAACGGTTATCAAACACACAACCGGCGCATATTCCAGCCCTGCCGTCAACGGCGCTGGTCAGACAGGTAACACCCTGACGGTTTCCAGCTTGTCTGGTCCGCTCAACCAAGGCGACATCATCCAGATCGCTGGCGTGAACGCAGTCAACCGCATCACGAAAGTGTCAACGGGTCAGTTGCAGATGTTTGTTGTTACAGCAAACGCTGCTACCGGCGCGACAAGCCTTTCGATCTACCCTGCAATCGTTCCGCCATCTGGTGGTTCGCCTGTGCAGTATCAGACGGTTGATGCTTCACCTGCAAACGGCGCAGCGATCACCCCAATGACGCTTGCTTCTACCGTTTACCGCAAAAACTTAGCGTTCATCCCAGATGCCGTCACGATGGCAACTGCCGATCTTGAACTGCCTAAGAACATGCAGGAAACGGCAAGAGAGCGTATGGACGGCGTGTCAATGCGTATGGTGACAGGTTTTGACATTAAGTCGGACCAGTTCATCACCCGTCTGGACGTGCTTTATGGTTACGTCTGGGTTCGTCCTGAGTGGGCGGTTGCTGTCGCAGACATCATCTAAGCAATAAAGAGGGGGCATTGTGCCCCCTCCCTTTTCCTGTAAGGAGCAAGTAAATGGCTAAAGTTCGTCCTTATCTCGGCGTGTATGAAAATATTGATTTTCCAGAATATAAATTTACTGAATATCCGAAAGTTGTCGGATATAAAGATGAGAAAAAGCAGGTCCCGATTGTTGTGGGAGATGCGAAGGAAGAAGTGGAATATATCACCAAAGGCGAGCCCGGGGCTTTCAAAACCCGTGAAGACGAATTGCAGGCTGAACTTGACAGAAAAGCTGTAGAGCTAGAACTGGCAAAAACTCAGCTTGCCGAATTAAAAGCGCAGAAGGAACTTGCTGACTCTGCAAAGCCTAAACCTTCATCAACAAATTCTGCGCCTTCCAAACCTGCCCTTAACGTCAAGGACATCTAAATGACCACCGCGCTCGACATCATCACGCTTGCTTACAAAGACGCTGGTGTGTTGGGCGTTGGTCAGACGCTTCTTGCTGAAGACGTAAACGACGCGCTTACGCGGCTCAACATGATGATCGCCCAGTGGCAAGTAAAACGCTGGATGATCTGGCATCTTGTAGATAAAAGCGTGGTAAGCACTGGCGCGCAATCTTACACCGTCGGTCCGGGCGGAGATATTGACGTTGCTACCCGTCCAGATAAACTTGAAAGTGCTTATTTTAGAATGCTGGCAGGTGGAAGTGGAACGCAGGCGGTAGATTATCCGCTTCAGCTTTTGTTCTCGATGGAAGATTATGCGAGGATCACGTTAAAACAACTTGTATCTTTCTCGCAGTGTATCTTTTACGACTCCGCATGGCCTTTAGGCAGCATTTATCCTTGGCCTATTCCACAAGCCAGTCTTTATGAAGTCCACATTTTGCTCAAAGATGTGCTGACACAATTCCCAAATTTAACATCAACTTTCAATTTCCCTCCCGAATACCTCGCGGCGCTGCATTATAATCTTGTGGTTCGCACACGCGCTGCTTACAGGCTTCCGCCAGATCCAACGTATGATGGATTAGCGAAAGACGCGATGGAGACTGTGCGCTCCGCGAATACACAAATACCTTCCCTTGTGATGCCGGATAATCTGGTCCGTCCGAGTGTCTATAATATCTACAGCGACCAAACGAGGTAAATGATATGACTATTCCTTCACGTTTTGGCTCCGGTTATCGTCTTCACGACGGTAATGCTATGGACACCGTTGCAGCTACTCCGCAATGGCAGCAAAGTCCTGCAATCACCGCAGTTGCTGGCGCACTTTCGTCATCAACTCCTGTGCTTACAAATGGCATCAATGTTGTCTCCACGACCCCTTCAACGGGTGGCGTGACGCTTCCTGCTGGTATCTTGGGTGCTGTTATTCATGTCAGAAATTCTGGTTCAAATTCTCTTACAGTTTTTGCACAAGGTTCTGACACCATCGACGGCACGGCTGGTTNAACAGGTGTGACGCTTGCAGCTGGTAAATCCGCGCTCTTCTTCGGTTACGCTACGACCGGTAAAGGCGTGGATAGCTGGACACAGTTCCCATCAGCATAAGGGACATAAGCGTTGCCTCAGATCCAACTTGTTCAAGGTGCTTATGAAGCGCGGAGTATGATCGCAAACGCTCAACGCTGCATAAACTTATACCCAGAACAAAATACCAAGGATGCAGAGGTTCCTTATACCCATTACTGCACTCCGGGGCTGACGTTCTTGACGCAAGGAGTTGTTGCGGAAGTTCGTCAGCTCTACACTGCATCAACAGGCCAACTGTTCGCGGTGATCGGGAATGTTGTTTATTACGTTCCGACAACTTTTATCTTGCAAAATCTTGGAACAATCACAACACAATCTGGGCTTGTAAGTTTATACGATGATAAAAAATATCTGTATGTGTTGGACGGGAGTGCAAGTGGCTGGACTGTAAATCTTACAACTCTTGCCTTTGCGACTTTTTCTCCAACAGGATTTGTCGGCGGAAACCAGATCCGGTATCTCGACACCTTTATGATTTCGTCTACAAAAAACGCAAACATGCAGTCGAGTGACTCTTCGCAAAGTTCTCCTGCGACATACACATCCTCTCCTGCAGCACTTGCAACAATGTCTGGAGACTCAGATTATCTTCAAATCATCGAAACCGTGCATCGTGAGGTCTGGGTTTTTGGTGTTCGAACAACGGAAGTCTGGAGTGATGTTGGAGCCACACCTTTTCCTTTACAACCAATTCCGGGCGTTTTTCTCCAACACGGAATTGTAGCTTTACGTTCGCTGGGTAAATGGGGTTTGAACATTTTCTGGCTTTCCGCAGATAATAATGGTCAAGCCTTGATTATGATGGGCACGGCTTACAAAGCAGATATTATTTCTACTCCTGCTATTTCTGACGCAATCAGCAAATACACTACAATTTCTGACGCGATTGGGTTCTGCTATCAACAAGGTTCGCATATCTTTTACATGCTGACTTTTCCAACTGCGAATGCGACTTGGTGTTACGATCTATCAACCCAACTTTGGCATGAACGAGGGTCACTCGATAGTAACGGAAATTTACAGCGTCATCGTGCGAACTGCGTTGCCCATGCTTACAATCTTGTAATTGTTGGAGATTGGCAAAACGGGGCGCTTTATAGTTTTGACCTTAACAATTACACCGATAACGGCTCACCAATTCTTCGTATTCGCTCCTTTCCACATCTTTTAAATGACGGAAAAAGAGTAAGTTATTCAAAATTTATGGCAGATATTGAGGTCGGCACGGACTTAAATCCAAATGAAAATCCACAATTATCATTAAGTTGGAGTGATAATCGTGGAGTTTCTTATAACAATGCAATAATGCAGACGCTGGGATCTTCTGGTCAATATAACACAACTCCGACATGGAATAGATTAGGATTTGCGAGAGATCGTGTTTTTGAACTTTCGTGGAGCGTTGCAGCGGCGACTGCGTTAAACGGAGCGTGGATTGAAGTTGAGAGGATGGAGACATGACGACTCAGTTACTTGTCGTTCCATCTACAGTTGCAAAGTTGACTGAGGAAAATGGACAAGCCTCACGGCAGTTCCAGTTTTTTATCTCAAACTTAGTCAACAATGTAAACGCGATAAATCAAGTTCCGTCGAAAGGTGTAATTTTATTTCCGACTGCAAGCACCCCGCCTACCGGTTGGACAAAATTAACTGGAACAGGAAGCACAGTTACAATTAATAGTGTATCATACACTTACATACAGCATTCGTAGGAGAGTTCGATGGAAGCAATGATGGCAGCCATGTTAGGTGGTAGCGCCCTTTCCGGGATCGGCTCCCTAATTGGCGGCGGCATGAAATCTGCCGCAAATAGTTCTGCGGCAAATTTATCCGCAATTCTTCAAGCGCAAGGACTTGCACAAGTCCAAAACATGTTTAACCAAGGGCAAGCGGCGCTTTCTCCTTACTACACACAAGGAAGTAATGCGCTCACAACCCTTATGGGCTACCTAACAGGCACAGGTGCGCAACAAGCTGGGATCGGCGGGGGCGGTTCGAACTTACTTTCCACCTTTGCTCCAACCATGGACCAACTGGCGCAAACTCCGGGCTATCAGTTTTCCCTTCAACAAGGAACACAGGCCGCACAAAACGCTGCTGCTGCAAAAGGTCTTGGGGTTTCTGGGAATGCTCTAAAAAGCGGAGTTGACTACGCTCAAGGCCTTGCTTCTACAACTTTTCAGCAGCAACTTCAAAACTATCTCACCCAAAACCAGCAAGCCTACAATATGCTTCTTCAACCTGCACAACTTGGCGAAACCGCTGCAGGGCAATTGTCGCAGTTAGCTGGGCAAACTGGTGGGCAGTTGATGAGTGGTTTTACCAACATCGGTAACACGCTGGGCGCGGGCATCACAGGCGCGGCAAATGCTGCATCAACAGGTGTGCAATCAGCACTCAGCGGGGTTGGAAACGCACTTAGTTCTGCTGGAACAGTCGCGGCTTATCCGCAGTTACAAGCGCAGATTAATGCACTTACAGGTGGGCAAGGAGCAACAGGTGGAGGTGTTTCACCAAGTGGCCCTGCTGGTTTGTGGAGTTGGATAAACAATACAAATAGTGGAAATCCTCTAAATCTTCCCGGGGCGATGCCACAATAAGGATCTCAAGATGCCTGCAGAAATTCCATTTACACAAGCTGAAGCCCCGCAGCAATTCTCTGGCGGAAACCCATTACAAATGATGGGGCAGATGCAGGAAATGGCGCAGCGTGGCGAGGCCATGCAGCAACAACAAATGATGAACCGTGCGCAGTTAGCGTATGGTCGAGTTTTACAACAACATATTGATCCAGAAACTGGAGAGGTTGATACACATGGTGTATTGACGGATGTTGCTACACATCCAGAAACTGTTCCAATGTTTTCGACTATCGCTAAAGACCTTTTAGCGCAAGGCCATGCCCAGCAAACAGCGCTCGAACAAAGACTTAAAAATCAGAAATTGATGGTAGAGATTACCGCAAATAACGCTGCGTCCGAGTTAGATAGTTTAACAAGAACTGGTGATGCGAAAGGTGCGCTTGCGTCTTTTGTTGCGAAGGGAAGACAAAGCGGATCGATTACAGAAAACCAAGCCTTGCAAATGATGCAAAACCCTGCACTTCGCACAGTAAATGGTTTGACAAATGCTCTAAAAACCACTGCCATGCAGTCAGAATTAGGGTTAAAAGCTCTTGAACAATCTGGTCTTGATCTAAAAAATCTAACCCGTCAAATTGAATATGTCGATGATGAAGGTAATACAAGAGTTGCTCCTGCTTACGCTATTCCCGGTGCATTAACTCCCGGCCAACAGGCGCAATTTGGTGGAATGCGAGGAGGCCCACAACAAGGCGCTCCTTCACAAAGTGTCGCGCAGGGCGGGTCGGCTCCTCCCGCTATCGGTGCGGCTGGGCAGGAGCCTCAACCCTCTGGGGCTCCTGCCGCTTACCCCGGATATATTAAGCAAGGAGTTCTGGGCAAAAAAGCCCAGGATTACGCTGAAGGCAAAGGCCCTTGGGCTGATACCGAAAAAGAAGTCAACATGGCGGCAGATCAAGCCATCGCTTCACAACGCGGGATCACGGAAGCTCGTTCTTTGGTAAAAGAAATCAAAGACTCCGGCGGCACAATGGGTCCAACTGCAGGTATTCGTGCAAAAGCAACGTCATTTCTTGATGAAATGCGGTCAAATCTCGGGCCGAATGCAGAGGCACTTAAAAAGCTCGGGCTTGATGTCAACGGCTTTCTTGGCTCAATTGAAACCGCGCTGTCTTCTGACGATCCAAAGAAATGGCTTGCAGCTGCTCAGGCAATGGATAAGTTAAGCGCGATTAATGCGGTAAGCGGAACGAAAGCATCTGTCGGTCCGGGCAGTCGCATTACCACGCCGGAAGTTATGAAGTTTATGGAGATTTTCCCATCCTTAACTTCATCTCCAGAAGGCCTTGAGCGGATGTATCGGTTCATGGAAAAGTTGAATAAATCTGCAGTTGACCGTCAGAAATTCATGAACTTTTACAGAGAACAAAATAAACACCACCATCATAAAGGCTACAATCCATCTGCTTGGCAGCAGGAATGGGAAGAACTCCTCGAAGATCATGGCGATGTGAAATTTGAGAATGAGGGGGGCAAATGATATGGCCGATCTTGAAGCTGCGTGGAAAAAGAAATACGGAGTAGGTGACGGGGCGCAAGAAGCTCAAGGGCAAAACGCGCCTTCTGAGTCCGTAATGTTTTCAGCGCCGTCTGTTAAAGCCGAGCCCCGTGTTGATCTTGAAGCTGCTTGGCATAAAAGATACGGACTTGAACCGCCAGCCGCAAGACCTCAAACCTCAACTTCGACAGAAGAGCGGGCGGTAAAAGAAAGGGAGCAAGGTCTTCCTCTTGGTGCTGTGCGGATTACCTATGGCGGCGAACTTTCAAAAGCTCAAAAACATTATAACGATCTTATCCGTCTCGGAGCGAATCCGAATGAAGCGCATCTCCTGACAGGAGCCGCTGCCTCCGAAAGCGAATTTAATCCTACAGCAATCCACGACAACCGCACAGGTTATGGATTGTATGGCCATCGTTTAGATCGCCGCGATGCTCTTTTTAAATTTGCTGGCACAAACACGCCGTCTTCCGACCAACAGAACGCTTTTGCCTTACAAGAACTTCGCTCACGGCCAGAATACAACCTTGTGCAAAATGCGAAAAACGCCCGTGATCTCGCTATCGCGCAGATGCACTTTGAACGCCCATTAGGTTACACGCCAGAAAATCCAATGGGTGGGCATAATTTTGCAGGGCGACTAGAAACTTTAAACAAATTTGCAAACTTACGCGGTGAAGGTGCTGGAATTGAAACGAGTCCTTTAAGTGAGGCTGATCTTAAAACTCTTGCATCCAAATGGGGTCCCGGACATGCGTTTTCATCTGGCGTAGCATTAGGTTTCGGCCCGCAAATTGAAGCGGCTTTACGGTCACGTTCTCTTTTTGGTGGTGAAAATTACGAGCGTGAACTTGAACAATTTAGATCTGCAGAAAAAGCGTATAAAGAACTTAATCCATTAACAGGTTATGGCTCGGAAGCGATTGGCACTTTGGCATCTACAGCAATTCCGGTCGCAAAAGCTGGACAGATTTTAGCAAGAGGTGCGGAAGCGGCAGGTGTGGCTCCAAACATTCTCCGCTTTTTAGGTGGAGAGGCTGGACAAGCTATTCCACAAGTTGCAGAAAGAATGCCGGGAATTGCCGGAACAGCGACACGCACAGCATCTGCCGCAACAAAAGGCGCGCTTGAAGGTGCGGGACAAGTTGGTCTTGAAGCTTGGAGTCAAGCACACGGTGGATCACTCGGTGATACAGAAACACCTCTCATGCAACAACTTGCTACCGGCACATTAATAGGCGGTGCAGCTGGACCATTGGTGTCGAAATTAGTGTCACCAAAAGTCGGCGGCGCGCTCATGCCTGAATGGGAAGCAGGGGCTCGACAGGCAGGGCAAAGGGCACTCCAAGAATTCAATATTCCTGTGCAACCGGGGCAATTTGCAAAAGGCGAGGCGAAAGAATTCTTCCGTCAAACCGGAAGTCCAGAACTTCTTAACGAGCAAGTCAAACGCTTTTCAGAAGAAGCTGCAAAAATCATCGGGGCAAAAGACCTCACGCCGGAAGGCATCAAGGCTGCAAAAAAGCAAATGGGGCAGGGCTTTGACGCTATCGCTGCAGGTGTCGCGCCGATGCAAATGACTCGTCCTGTTTTTAATAAATTTGCAAGCATTGGGCGGCAAGCATCAAACGTCGCTGATCGAACAACACGAAATACAATCCGCACAATTCTTTCTGACATCAACACAGACCTTGCTGCCGGACGGATGAATGGACAATTATTCCAGTCCTACACCCAAAAAGGTGGATTGATTGACCAGAAACTTGCTGGCCTTGAAAACTCCGTTAAAAAATATTATGGCGGAGAATTACAAACTGCCATGAAGGATCTTTTCAAACAAAATGATCCGGTAAGAGCGCAGGTTTGGGAACGAATTAAAAATCATTACAACGATGCGATTTCTCTTGAAAAGCTCACAACTACAAGCGGGATCGTTGATCCGCAAAAACTTGCAGCAAATGTAAAAAAGCGAGGGTCAGGCACAGCACTTAGTCGCCTTGCCCCTGCTGGACAATTTCTTCCAAAAGTTGATGCAACAGGCGCTGCCATTACATCCGGTGCGACAGGTCTTGCTGAAAAAGGCGGGTTTAGATCGTTTTTATTCAAGCATCCATTAGAAGTCGCCGCTGCAACAGAAGCTGCCAGTGAAACTCTTTTAGGCGAGCCTTTTCCATTTCTTGGCAAAGTGTTGAAAGCTGGCGGCCCTCTTGTTGAATACGGGGTGCCGGGAGCAATTGCGGCGCTCGGCACATCACGCGGAATGCGAAAAGCTGCAACAAAGCAAATGCTTAAAAATCCTGCGATCCGTAAAATGGTTTTTGAAGAACAACTCGGTCCTCATATGCGAAATGTGCTAACAGGTCCGGGAGTGCGCACGGTGTCTGGATCATACGCTCCAACCCTTACGACTGCAAAAAGACGACAAGAGGAGTCAAAGAAGTGAAAAGAGTAAGAGCTGGGCTTCTCGCCCTTTGGATGTCCACGTCAAGTTTGAGCGCAGGAACGCTCCTTCCAAACGGTGAGCAACAATTCATCGATAACAACGGCAATCCTCTCGCAAACGGAACAGTCACTTTTTACATTCCGGGCACAACAACTCTCAAAAACACTTGGTCGAACTCAGGCCAAACCGTTCTCAACACCAATCCGATCACCTTAGATGCTGGCGGTCGCGCAGTTATTTACGGTTCCGGCGCTTATCGACAAGTTGTAAAAGACTCTTCCGGAAATCTAATCTGGGATCAGCTTACATCCGATACGTCTTCTGCTTCAAACCTTGGATGGGGCGCAACGTCTGCAGGTACTGCGAACGCACAAACAATTTCATCCGGCACGTTTTCTGGCGTTGATGGTCAAACGCTTTATTTTCTTGCAGGATATACTAACACTGCTGCGATGACTTTGAACGTCAATGGTTCTGGCGCGACAGGTGTTTTAAAGGATGGTCAAGGTGGTCCGGTATTTTTGACCGGAGGTGAGGTTGTCGCTGGCGCGATTATCGGTGTGACGTATAGCGTGGCAACAGGTCAATTTCATCTTAACACAAACAACAATCAATGGGCTCCGGGGCAGGTCGGGACGTTCGCCATGTCAACTTGTCCGTCAGGTTGGGTTGCTGCAGATGGATCTGCGGTATCACGCACAGTGACATACAGCGGATTGTATGCTGCTATCGGCACAACTTGGGGCACTGGCGATGGGTCTACGACTTTTAACGTGCCCGACCTTCGTGGTGTGTTTTTACGCGGCACAGGAACTAATGGCACTTACGGCACCGCAGTCGGCCCATCAGTCGGCACCTATGCGGCTGACACATATCTGAACCACACGCATACGGATTCTGGTCATACTCACACCATAGCTCAATCAAATAGCTCTCTTGTTTGGAATACCACGTCTTCATCGGGTAGTTTTGTTAATGCTACGGGCAGTACTACAACTTCTACGGGAACCGCCAATATCCAAGCATCCACGACCGGCGGCACGGAAACAAAGCCAAAGAACTATGGCATTTTATATTGCATAAAGTATTAAGCCCATCTTAGACTCAGTATAGAGTGGGTTTAAGCTAGGCCGTGCATGTTGCGGGCGCGAGGGATATAGGTTTCCGTGCCTGCGACACGTTCGAAAATTCCAGACTTTTCCATTAGTGACAAAATGCGTTCGGCCTTTTCGGCAGGAGTGCGTTGAGCAAGAAAGCGTAGGATCTGAGCCGAGGCCAAAGGCGTTCTGTGCTTTAAGTATATCTCGAAAGAATACTGGAAGACCTCTTCGATCACTTGATCGTCGGAGCGCATAATCATGTCGCGGAAAATGCAAGGCATCAAAGCCTCAATTTCTAACAACCAACCTCTTGCCCTCTCGACATCCTGCATACGAATGGCAAGCGTCTCACCTCTTGACATTGCGGCGATCATTGCAAGTTTGACCATGAAGATCGTCCCGCGACGTGGAAGATAGTTTGCGAGTTTTGGATGGTCAGGGATGGGAGCCCATTTGTCTTTGCGCCAGCGTTCCATCTCCGCAATCGCGGATTGATCCCATTTCATCTCACCATAATAGTCGGCAACGTCGTCGAGCTTTTTGACAAGTCCCGACATGATCTTGTCTTGATTTTTGTATTCGCCAAAAAGCGGAACATCGGGGGCGGTCGAACTGTAAACCATGAGCATTCGTGAGGTCCAACCCATGGTCCATGCAGCATCGGGAAGAAGCGTGGCAAGAAATCCGGGCTGCGATCCGACAAGGAGTGTGGTCATGGGGCGAGGAATTTCAATCGGTTCTTTAAGACTGTGGCGACGTTCTTCCCGGTAGGAGTCTTTGTGGTCGAACAATTCGTTAATGATGGAAAGAAAGTTTAGATCGTGAGTGTTTAGAAAGACTCCGAGTTCTGCGGCGAACACAAAGATGTGATGGTATTGTAGAATTTTGTTGTCGGGTAAAAGCACTGTGCGATGTGCCTTTACGAGCGCGTCGATGAAGCTCGCAGCGGTCACACTGTTTGGTGCGATGTGATATTTCTTTGTGGACTTCAACAATTGCTCTGCGGGGTTGATTGCTTGTGATTTGCCCACACCCGGAGGGGCCACAAGCATGACGTAGAGGTTCGCAAATTGTGGTCCTGCTTTGGTCATCGTCCAGACGCGCTTTTCGAGTGCGCCGGATAGCGTTGTGATTGCAGCCCACTTGCGGAAAATTTCCGGGGATGGCCGCTCTTCAGTAAACTTTACAAATTGATCTACAAAATCCACGACCGGCCCCAGTTCTTAAATGTTGTCATTAGTCAGAAATGGACAGAAAATATATTGGCTATTTCTGACCATTTCTGACCATCATTAGTCAGAGTCTCTGCGATAAAAGCGGCGTTCGCTTTCGCTCGTCCTTTTTGTTTTTGAATTTTGCCAAGCCGTCAGGATTGATTTTGGGGTCAAAGTTTCCCCAATTCCATCCGACTTTAGCCTCTCCGGGAACGACCAACTTATGCCCGGAGTGTTCGAAGGCTATGTCGAAAAGTGACAGGGCCTTTTGAATGATCTCAACTTCATCAGCATCTTCTCGGTATTGGAAGTAAAGAGCATCGTGGACTTGGGCGATCAATTGCACCTCCGGCATGTGATACCAAACGCGCCAAAGGACCAAATTCAACCTATCTGCCGTCGCGCTCTGCGGTGAGAACGCAATCGCTTCCCGGAGCGTCGTGTCGTCGTTCGCACGACCGAAGAAGGTTCTTTGGCGTCCAAGCGGCGTGGTGATGCTGTGGGTTGTTTGGAGTTGTTGAGCAACCCATCGGTGCCACTTTGGTATTCCCGCAAATCGCTCGAAGTAGGCTCGTTGGAATTGTTCGGCTGTGGCGGTAGGGATTTTTGCGTGTCGAGCCATGGTCGGGGGAAGGCCTCGGTAATTGCTTCCATGGCCGAGCTTTTTTGCCATATCCCGGTAGGTGAGGTTTCGGTAGAACGGTGTATCTGCGATTTGGCGATTGCGTTTCGGATCAGAGCCCCATCCGAGGGAAGGCCAAGCTGTTTGTGCAACAAGGGTATGGAGATCACCACTATAACAGGCGTCAAG